CCTGGCCCATGCGATAGGGCGTAGCAGTGCAACCCATGACCTTCATAGGCTGACGAGCTGACAGAGTATCAATAATTTTTTTGTATCTGGTAAACGAATTAGGAGGCACGTTGTGAGCCTCGTCTATAATCATGTAGTCAAACTTACCTACTTTCTCTAAGCGTTTAGGAGAGGCAAGCGTATCGCGACTGGCTATAAGTATCTGTGCATCATGTTGAAAGCGTTTCATACCAGCAGCTAACACACCTGTCGGTGCGTTAGGCCACACAGTCTTTAGTTTTGTTTCAGCTTGAGATACAAGTTCTTTTCTGTGTGCCATAACCAAGAACCTAGCATCAGGATTCTTTGCTAGCACCTCTTTTATAAAGTGAGAAAAGATAATTGTTTTCCCAGCGGCTGTAGGTAAAGCTATAAGAGCATGTTCTTCTACTGGCCTGGTGGCAAACCAATTGTGCAATGCATCAATAGCATTACGTTGGTAGTATCTAAGCTTCAATTTAGTGAATCGTTTTGTCTGCTTTTTCTTCTGATAAGAACTCATCTATGTTAGATGGATCTTTAACAAAGTTGTCGTAAACAATTGACGATATCAGTTTGACTGCATCATCTGGGTTATGCGAAAACTTAAATGCAGTTAGGATAGCGAACCTAGCCAAAGTTATCACTGCTGCTTTGGTATCTAAATCCATTCTAGACCAATCATCTAAACATATCTCCATGTCTTCAATGACTCTGTCGCAAGTATCTTTATCTAACAAGTCTTCTGTCATCTTGTTCTTTTTCATTTTTTACATCCACGTTTAATAATGTAAGTTTAGCATTATGCATAGACTTGCCTAGTTTAGGTGGCAGATTATTAATTGTTGTATCCACAGAGTTAACAAGATCTGTCATTGCACATATTAAAGCGTTAGCTTCTCTTCTATCTATATTCATATTTTTCTCCAAAAAAATAGTGAGGTGTTTTAGGGCCTAACCACACCTCAAGGTTATGACGGAGATTCTAAGCCCCTTCTTCTCTCCCGGAAATAATTTCTTCTATTTCAGTTATGAGATTGTCTCCAAGCCTATCAACTATTGTTAACAAACCTTCTTTAATGGTGTCATGGACACCAAGAGCTTTTATTTCACTCTTGATGTCACCTGACAGACGATTAACTATGGCATTGTAACCGTCATATGTAGGGACTGGATTACTCATCACTTGTCCCAATCAAAGTCGTCATCATCGTTAGATGAATCAGATTGATTTACATCTTGTTTGCTTGCAACTGGCTTACTATCACTAGGGATAAACTTGCCAATAACATTTTTATCAGCCCACTTAGTGCCATCGCCTTTGTCACCACCAACTTCGACTCGCATGGTCGCTAGAAAATTAACATTCATCATTTCTTCTAGCTGCTCGATACCAAAAGCTTCGACATCAGGTTCCATACCCATGGCCTTTCTCCAGTTACGCAACTTGCCTTTAGTTACATTAAGACCGTTGCCCTCTAGCATGTAGTTTTCCCAAACTTTTCTGCCTTGATACTTAGGTCCGACAACATCATAAGTAACTTCTATCATCTTATGACCTTTCTCAGCAGATTTTTTAGACTTCCATGCTGTGGCTACCATTTCGTAATCGCCAACTGGCATGAGTTCGATAAGACCACTGTCGTCTTCGACATCGGTCAGGTTCAGATTAAATATATCATCCGTCATTTATTTCTCCTTTAATTGTTTTAGAGATTGCTTGAACGCAGATAAGAATGCATTCCAATCAAGATCCAAAGGCATGTTGCCTAAGTCAACTCGACTCTTTGCATCAAAAGCTGCACTGAATTTATGAAACAACTTACGTTTGCCATAAGACACACCCCTAGTTGTTTCCTTAAAACCTTGGCCGCTAGTTCGAGTTGATACCTCGTAGTTAGCGAACAGGTTAAAGTCTACCCATTCCTTTATCTGTGAAGATACTTTCTTGTGTAAACTCATTTCCCAACGATCATAGGGCTCACGCTCTGGATCATTGAAAGTTCTGATAGCTACATGGGAGAGAAGGATGATGTGCATCTTTTTCTTTTGTAGCAGATCAAACATTTTTAAGATACGGTTATAGAGTTCTGCTGACTCTGTATAACCTTTTCCGAAACCTAATGCCTCAATAGATTTTATTGAGTGAATATCACAAACCTTTTTTTGCACAAGCTTTTCAGCCCAGTCAGTGGTATCGAATACCAAAGTTTTGTAATCGTGTTCTTCTTCGTAAAGCGTTTGTAATTGTTTGACAATGTCATCGTAGCTTTCGCACAGAGGAAAGGATGGAGCATCAACAAAGTTAGTGCCATCTTCTGTCTTCACAAATATAGGCTTGGGTGCTTTAGAGGCAAAGGTTGTTTTACCTATGCCATCTGTTCCAGCTACATTAATCTTTAAAGCCGGGACTTTAATTCCTGTTTCAATAGTATTCAATAGACTCACTCCTCATCTCCTTTTAATGGATCAATAAAAGATATGTAAGGTCTTTCATTAATCTTGGTGGTTAATGCAGACTCGATCTTCTGCCAGGTTTCAGGATCAGCTTCTTGCATCTTCTTGCTTTGTCTAACATCTTCAACAAATTCTGACTTAAAAGGAAAGCCAGTTACATCTTTAGCTAAGTCTTGCAACAATTCTTGATCCCACTTTCTTGTTACTTTAAATTGCACTCGCAGATCTTTAGGTATGGCACCGTTAAGTTCTACTCTTTTAGATCCACCAGAATTTGATAGTGTTTGTGTGATTGGTTTTACTTCTTCGCATTCAACAATAGCATTGTCTAAATTTTTAGATTCTTCTTTCAGCTTTGCTTGTTGCTGCAAATTTATTTTTTTAAGCTTGAGTAGAGAACGCAAGCCCATTGATTCATAATTGTTTTTATCTGCCATATACTTTTCTCCAAAAAAATACTCTACCTATCTTAATGATATAAAATCATTTGTCAATCATTTGTGAACAAATATCTTTACAATTTGTAATGCGTCAATTATCATTGTCTTTTTAGGAGAGAAATGCAACTCAAAGATTACATTGAAAAACGAGGCGAAGAATCTTTAGCAAAAGATTTGAAAGTCTCAGTGTCAACTATCCGGGCTTGGCGTTGGGGTCATAGACAACCCTCAGTCAACCAGGCCAAGAAGCTTATTAAAATGACCGGGCGTGCTCTCGATTGGGAAAGCATTTACGGATCTATCGAAAAGGTATAAGTGGCTATTGACCTGAACCTCAATATTAAGGGGGAAGAAATCATGAACGACTCTCGCAGAGAGATGTTGATTTCTTTTTACGAGAATCATTTTCATCTCATACCCTGTGGCTCTAGGTCAGACACAATACCAGATTACTTTAAACGTAAACATCAATACGAAGAAGACGATACACTGATTAAGAAATGGTCAAAGACACCAAGAGTCAAATGGTCTAACTACATAGAAAAACAACCCACATTAAAAGAAATCAAACAATGGTATCTACAGTTCCCAACTTGTAATTGGGCAGCTATCACAGGCATAAACTTTGTGGTGCTTGATGCAGATACACAAGAGGCCTGTGAGTTTGTAGAGTCAGGGCAGATAACAAGAACCACCATGAAACAAAAGACACCTCGTGGTGGTTATCATTACTTCTACGCTATCAATCCAAACCTCAAAGTAAGAAACACCACAGGCAGACTAGACATCAGAGGAGAAGGTGGCTATGTCATGATATCGCCTTCTAACCAATACATGTTTGAAACTGTGGACAGCATGACCATAGATGACATGGACGAACTCCCTTGTCTTACTAGTAAAGACATGAAGGTAATCTATGACTTCAACGATACAGGCAAGACTGGAACGCAAAACAATACTTTGCTTACGATAGATGGTGTTGATACTGGTATGCGTAACGATACCTTGGCAAGACTTGTTGGCAAATGGATTGCTGAAGGATGGGGCAGACGCGAAGTTATTATTAAATCACTTGATTGGAATCAAACCAACAACCCACCTATGAGTGTGCAAGAAGTATTACAGACAGTAAATAGCATATGTGCAGGACATCTAAGAAGAAACCCAGATGAAAGCGTAGGTATCTTGGAATGGAATACAAGTCAGTGGCAGATACAACTGACAGATGAACTCAAAGAGATCATGGATCAAGAAGATCCCATCGAACAGCAAAAGAATGAAGACAAACCAGACAGAGACCCACTTGGACTCAAGACATTTGCAGATCCCTTTTGGGATGGCATGGACTCATCACGCATCGAACAGTTTTGGGGTGATGCATTTGTCTTTCAACAATCAAGAGTTTTGCTTTTAGGTAAACCCAAGATAGGTAAATCGCACTGGCTAGGTGCATTCGCAGCAGCGGCCACCACAGGCACGGAGTTTATGAATCAACAGTTTAGTAGGCCACTTAAGGTTATGTGGCTACAGGCGGAGATTATTCATGAGTTCTTAAAGAAAAGAATTGATATGTATTATCAGCCATTCGTTCATGACAAAGAGATGTTAGAAATAGGCAAGTCCAATCTGATTGCATCAGGTAGGCTACGCAAGAACCTCATGCGAGACAAAGACATAGATGAGATAGCAACAAGTATTGATTATCACAAACCAGACATAGTAATGATTGACCCTATCATTAACTTCTTTGATGGTGAAGAGAACTCTAACTCAGAGATACATGCAATGCTCTCGAGGGTAGACAGACTCATAGAACTCTTTGGCGTAGCTTTTATTATCGCTCATCACACTGGTAAAGAAAGAGCAGATGACTTGTCGTTCATGTCAGCGCGTGGTGGTAGTGCCTTTGCTGGTTGGATGGATTCAGGTGTCAAGCTGTCAGGTAAGAAACCCAACATCAATGTATTCTATGAGGCAAGGAATGCTAAAGAACCGGAACAACATCTCGCTTATTTTGATTACGACAGAGGATTCTTTAGGGTGGTGGATGCACAAGATTCTCCAGACGAGGTGGAGATAGCAAGAGTTGTGGCATCAGCGATGGATAAGCACAAGTTTTACACACGACAAGATCTCGAACTTCTTGCTCGTAAAGCCTTGAAAGAGGCTGACCTAGCATCAGGAGAGAGAGCTGCAAGATACGCAGTCTCACATGTGCAAAAGTATTTAGGAGATAGAGTGAAGAATCACAATGTCCCAGGTAAGAACACTTGGTATTACTTAGAGGGTAATGAAATGAAGAGACCTTGGGATGAATAATCCTTACAAGATAGAGGGGCCAGCTCTGATTAGTTTCAGTGGTGGTAGAACATCAGGCTTCATGTTGTGGAATATTATCCAAGCATATGGTGGCACACTGCCTAAAGATATATATGTTACCTTTGCTAACACAGGCAAGGAAGCCCCAGAGACACTCGACTTTGTGCATGAGATAGGACAGAAGTGGGGCGTAAAAATACATTGGCTAGAGTTGTATTTCGGTGAAGAGCGTCCAGTCTATCGCACTAAAGAAGTCACCTATGAAACAGCAAGCAGAAATGGCGAGCCCTTTGAGGCTTTGATTGATAGAAGACAATACTTACCCAACCCTGTGGCCAGATTCTGCACCACTGAGTTAAAAGTTAAAGTTATGTCAAGGTTTATGCGCAAACTAAAAGAACATAAAAATTGGTATAACGTGATAGGTCTTAGATACGATGAACCTCGAAGAGTTTCAAGTGCCATGAACCAAAAGAATGCATGGACAAATGTTTTGCCTATGTATCACGCAAAACATACAGTCAAAGATGTGACAGATTTTTGGGAGCAGCAAAATTTTGATTTGAATCTAACAAACTTTGGCGGTAAAACTTTGGCTGGCAACTGTGACCTCTGCTTTCTTAAAGGCAAGGACACAAAGGTTAAGCTACTGCAAGAAAGACCAGGCATGGCAGATTGGTGGATCAAACAAGAACAAAAGTTTGGAGTCAATGCTACAGCTACATTTAGAAAAGACAGCGATAACTACATTAAACTTTTAGAAATAAGTAAACAACCAGAATACAAGGAGCAAGATCTGTTTGATGAACAGATGACATGTTTTTGCCATGATTAACCTAGACAAGAAAGCATTGCGCGAGGCCATGGTCGATACATTTACTGGCACGCTTATCAATCTGCCTTTGGTTTGGTTGGTCTTGTTTCTGTGCTTGATGGTCACACACAACAGCTTCTTGATATCACTAGCCCAAGCGAGCGTCCTAACGATAGTGGCAATCATTAGAAAGTATTACATCAGAGTTTGGTTTAAGAATAGAGAGAAAGCGTGATAAAGATTTTAGATTTATGTTCCGGGATTGATGGGTTCAGTCTTGGATTGGAGGCAACAGGTGGCTTTGAGACGGTAGCGTTTTGTGAGTTTGATGAGTTCTGTTGTAAAGTATTAAACAAGCATTGGCCTAATGTGCCAATCTACAATGACTTAAAGGAGTTAGGCAATGACCCAAGGAGAATTATTCAAGAGTTCGACCTCATCTGTGGAGGCATCCCCTGTCAACCGTTCAGCGTTGCAGGCAAGAAAAAAGGCAAGGAAGACGACAGACACCTCTGGCCGTTCATGTATGAAATTGTTAAACACAAACAACCCACTTGGGTCATTGTCGAAAACGTTGGTGGCTTCGTCAATGTGGCACTCGATGATGTGTGTCTTGACTTGGAAGCCCAAGGTTACGCCACGCAATCGTTTGTTATTCCAGCTTGCAGTGTCGAAGCTCCCCATCGAAGAGACAGAGTCTGGATCCTCGGAAAGAACTTGGAGAACTCCAGACGCGCATTGCGGGAGGGGAGGATCGAGCAAGGAGAGAATGCAGATGAAGTTAGACAAGGGGATGCCGATCAGCTTGAACGATCAAGTAGCACATCCAGACTTGATGTGGCCCACGCCAGCATCGAGGGACTGGAAGGGAGGATCTCCGGGGACAATCAAGGAGGACAAGAACGGCAAGCCGTATCGAGAGGCAAAGAACAGCAACACCAAGTGGGGTCTGACACTCGATGCAGCAGTGGTCTATCAACAAAAGAAGATGTGGCCAACGCCAAGAGCATCATCAGCAATGGCGGAGAACATAGAAAGCTTACAGAAGAGAGGGAGGGACAAAGGGAACTTGGAGGAGAAAGTGGCTCTGAAAGAGAAGAAGATGTTTCTAACTCTGGGGGCGAACGAGGATGCAGCAGGGAAACCTGGAGCAAAGATGCAGAAGATGTTGGGCAACTCTCCGGAGGTAAGGAACACAGGCAAAGGCACACTGAACCCGGAGTGGGTGGAATGGCTGATGGGCTATCCGCCAGGTTGGACGGACATTTCGGATTTGAAGTAGAGCCTGAGATCCCAAGGGTGGCAACAGGCATCCCAGATAGGGTCAATCGACTCAAAGCATTGGGTAATTCTATCGTGCCTCAAATCATTAGAAATATTGGACTGGCAATCTTGGAAGAGGAGCAGAGAGATGAAAGAGCATTATAATTTACTGGCTAAAAATAAACAGCTTCTGCCTATGGAATACATACGCACACCCAAAGAGATATGGGATAACTTATCGCAAGAGTTTGACTTTACTGTGGATGCATGTGCTTCAGATAAGAATCATTTGGTCAGCAAGTATTGGACAAAGGAACAAGATGCTTTGTTGCAAGATTGGGATCATGAGATTGTTTACTGTCATCCTATGTTTGATAGATACATACCTAAGTTTGTTAAGAAAGCTTGCGAATCAAAATGCATCTGTGTTTTCTTGTTGCCAGCTTCAACAAACTCTGTGTATTTTCATGAATACTTTTGGAACACAAAAGCGCACCGACCCAAGGACAATGTGCAACTTCGTTTTCTAGAAAAGCCTAAAGGTTTGTATGGCTATCGATTTAATACTGATGATAACATCGCACCCAAGACAGGTTATCTTAGGCCTCTCATGGTTGTAGTAGTGGACAATATAAATGTGGTCAAAAAATAAGCAAAAGTGGTTGTGCAATGGGAAAAGTGCGAATTGCACATGCCCTCTGTTAGGGTGCATTCTTATGCGATTTAGGTGGGTGTGCAGTTGTGCAGTTGCACATGCCTGCACATACGCACATGCACCTCTGAAACCCTTGATTTTACTGGTATGTGCAGCTGTGCGCATGTGCATCTCTATAGAGAACTATAGATGGGTGGCTAAACGCACCCAATCTTTGATAGAGAATAGGTCAATCTATAGATATAATTTAGTGATATGAAGATGGATTTACCAAACAAAAAATATAATATTATTTATGCAGATCCACCTTGGAAGTATAAAAGGGATGGCAATCATTCAGCAGCATCCGTATATGATGTTATGGATTTAATAGACATCAAGGATTTACCTGTAAAAGACATAACAGAAGATCAAGCTCATTTATATTTATGGACTACAAATCCATTCCTAAAACAAGGTTTAGAGGTTTGTGAATCTTGGGGTTTTGAATACAAAACCACTATTACTTGGGTTAAAACCTATAAAGATGGAACTCCTATTATGGGTATGGGATATTATTTTAGGGGTTGCACAGAACATATAATTTTTGGTGTGAAAGGTAAAAAACTATGTGAAAACAAAACCACAAAAAATATTATTTTTTCTAACCAAAGAAAGCACTCACAAAAACCAAAAGAAACAAGGGACATGATTGTTTCTTGTAGCGGTAATTTACCAAGAATAGAACTCTTTGCGAGAGATAAAACACCTGGTTGGGATAGTTGGGGTCATGAAGTATGAAAAAAAAGTTATCAGCCAAGGCCAAAAAAAGATACTTGATTAAGTTGCATGTTTATAATTTGAAGAAGAAAAATAAAAATGAAAATAAAAAAGAAGCTCACTAAAAAGCAAGAGAAGTTTGTCGATCTCATGGTGTATCAGGATTACAACCAGACTAAGTGCGCCCATCTTGCGGGCTATGAGAATCCTGGTGTGGCAGCTACTAGGTTGTTGTCTGATGCAATGTATGAACATGTGCAAGA